CTGGCGATTGTCAGGCTGGCTATGAATGGCAATAACCACGTCCGGGAGCTTATGGGCCTGCGATCCTATCTTTGGCAGCCCGTTAGTCGATTCCAGCGCGGTCGCCTCTTAAACTGGCTGGGAATCGCCGCTAGGGGCATCAGAAGGGCAAGTCAGAGTCTTTGGGGACGCTCATATACTGAGTGACTGAGGGCGGCGTAGTCATTTCCTCCAGCAACGCCTCAAGGTCAACCTTGCCGCCCTCATTAAACAATGCTGTGATTCGCTCGTGGCGGTGCGGCCACCCCTTTGCGAACCAAGGGCCACTAAGCGAAGGGTAACTATGCCAGAACGCGTGGCACGTATAGCACAGACTCAAGGCGTTATCCAGTTCCCATCGAGTAATCAAATGCCGTCTTGAAATCACGTGCGCCCATTGCACCTTACGGCTATTGTGGCAGCGGACACACATGTGATTATCCCGTTCAAAGCATCTCTCCCGCGCCAAAGCATCCAACTTAATGACAAGCGATCTGCGCTGACGCGCCTTTTTCGAGCTTCTTATCATCACATTCCCAGCCTTAGTGCCTGCCTAAACGATGTCACTGCCTTCAGGCGTATCGCCGCGCAAACCGTATTTCTCCATCCAGTGAATCAGCGTACTCCGATGCGCCTGCAAGAGTAGTGCAGTTCTGCTGATGTTGCCATCGCAGTGAGCTAATGCCCGGACGACTACGGTATTCTGGAAGCGGTCCATGATCTCGTCCATACTGCGATGATGATCCAGTAAGTTGCGGTCGATTAACTCTTCGACGCTTCGTTGCTGCACGGCTGGGATGTTCATTTGCTTCGGCCTTTCACGACGCGCAGCCGGTCGAGCGGAACGTCTTTCGTGTGTTCTTGGATGTACTCTTCGGCGGCTTTCTTTCGCCTTTCCCAGTTTTCCCAGCCTTTGCGGATGATACGGGCACTTTCAGACTCCAGATTATCAGGTGCGGTTCGTGATGTATCCACAGTCGTTTCCTCGTTTCGTGTGCGCTCGCTGCTATCTTTGCCAGCCACTTGCGGCTCTCGATGCGACGTTTACTGCATTCCCCGCAGGGGCAAGTCACATTGGCCTCCAGTTGCTCGCCATTCCCTCAGACGCGTGCAACCGTGCCCTTTCTTCCTCTTGCGCCGAGAGCCTGTACCAAGCCAGTTCGTGATCCAGATAGCGGGATTGATTGAAAAATGTAGCGGGCATGGGCGTAAAACATCCGCGATTACCCGCTGGCGATTCCTCGTACTGCTTGGTTTTGGTCAGCAGGAATTTATACGCATCTTCCCATACCATCGGTTTTTGATTGACCTCGCCATCGTGAATGCGAGTCAGAGCGTTTACTATTGCCTTGATCGCTGCACGCTTCCCCTCGCGGCGATGGGCCGGGTAAAGTTTGTACACTTGCTCGGCTACTTCAGACGGTTGTAGTGGCATCAGACGCCTCGTTGTTCGGGAGTTCTCCAATCGCAATCGGCGCGGAGTTCTTTGTGTTTCTCTAAAGAATGGGGAAAGTGAAAACTGAGACAATGACAAACCTGTGGTAACGCGCAATTGAAGTGCAGTTCGCCTGCTTTGTAACGACGGGTGATCTCAGAACATTCTTGCTTCATCTGCGAATGCTCGGTCGAGTTATTCCACGACTTCGTTTTCCAGCCGTACATCAGAACAAACTCCCTTGCAAATCGTCAGGTAGCAACTCAATTGTCGGGTCTTTCTCCAAAACTGCTCGACGATAATCTTCGCGTAAAACTTTCTCCGCAGTACCATCCGCCCAGTCTTGTCCTGAAAACCATCGTTCAGGAATGTTGAGTTCATGGTCTCTGTATCTGAATGCCGCTTCTTCAAGAGTGACATACATTCTCCCCTCCCCCAACCCAACAGCACGGCACAGCAAAGTCTGGGTGAACTAAACGTTCAACAAGCTCTTGCTTGCAGTCTGATATGGTCACTTGGCTATTTTCGGCTCCCGCAGAAGTCGAATCCCCTAACGATGGCCCACGGCTCAGACGCCTACTGGCACCGGACAACGCTCCGAGGCACAATCCTCGTTGCCTTGACAGAGAACGGCCTTGGGCGCTGCAAAACTCGAAATGATGGAGATTGTCATTCGCCAGAGACCAAAACGGGCAATTAGGATTGGGCGGTTCTGGTGGCCTCTGGCAAGAGTGTTTCCCAGAGACCGCCCGCCCCAAATTGTTCCGCACGCTAATCATACACAAAACTCCGCCTCACGCAAGAACTATTTTCAGCGGTCCTGTAGACTTTCCTGAGCCTCAGCCAAAATAGGTACTGCCTGTGCCAACGATTGCAGTTCTGCGGCTAATTCCTCATTGAACTTGGTTACTTCCGCCTCAACCTCTGCCACTCTGCCCTTGTCTCGGTAGTGCCGCCGCACGAATAGCCTCAGTTTGGGCGAGAGCATTTCCTTGCAGTACGAGCCGTAGTCCACATACTCCCGTTCTGGAGCGCAAGCGAGTTGGGCATTGCACTGCCAGATATACCTGTCTGGGATCGGCCCACCAACCAAAAACTCATAATGATTTTCGGGCTTAAGGTTTTTGAGTTCGAGCAACCCTGTCGCGCCTATTCTTCCATCTGGCGAGGCCCCGAAATACTCAACAGAATCATGCAGATAGAATCCACCGTTTGTAACTTCTTGCTCGAACTGGACTTCGTAAGCTCCTCGCGCCAAATCTTCATCTTCCGAGCCGCGAATCATCCATTCGTTCAGGTAGTGCTCTGAGGATCGTCCGGTGAGTCTTTCGCAAATAAGCTCGATCATATAGTTTCGCCGGGACGCCTTGTAATCGCCTTTCTCGCCGTTTTTGGATTTGACCTTGAGACGGTCAACAATCTCAAACATACGGGAAGAAGTCGTGCATCCACAACGCATGTGCAGCCAATCCAATGATTTCTGATCCACGTCTGTGAATGGCATCAGGCTGCCCCCGCCAGCTCTTTTTTGATAGCATCCTTGGCTCTCATCAGGAGTCGCTGCGCCGCCTCGTCCCCGGCTTCCATCGCCTCTTTGTAGGGAGTTTTGTACCGCTCCCAAAGATCAGTAAGATTGGCCGCTTTCTTCATGTCAGCAATGCGTTCCTGAAGATAGTCTGCATCCATTACAATGCCCCGCGCTTGCGTTTCTGGCCTCGTTTGACCGTCCATCTCTTCCGCAGGGGTTGGAGCATACCCCGCCAGCACCACAACCCACGCTAGGACGTTTCTGAGGGCTTTTGCACAGGCTCTGGTCTGGGCCATGCTCTTGAGTTGAAACAAGGGCTTACCCTTCCAGTTCTTCTCATCGTCCAGGCAAAGGGCTTCTGCTGAAGAAACGACCTGATTCGTGCTCACCAAAAGAGCTTCGGCCGTCGCCTCAAAGCCTGAAACTTTCATGTCGCCATCCCCAAATTCAGTGAACTTGGTATTTCGCACAATGGCAGTGACACCGTAGAATCGTCCCAGAGTCTGCCAGTCCTCGAATTGCAGATAGGTCTTGCCCTGAAACTGCACCTTCTTGGGCTTCGCTTCGATGACTTTCTTGATCGCCTGAGCTGCTTTCTGAGCTTCCTCAAGCACCAGTTCCGGCGCTCGGCTGATTGCTAAAACGTCGCTGCTTGAGGGTACGAGATACTGCCCCTCTACGGGTTCTGCGGGAAGCACAAGTTGATCCGCCTCAGTCTTCATTCTTTTTCTCCGCCTTAAACTTCGTTTCCAAGAACAGCGGCCCTCGGTCTGCTGGATTCGGGCAGCGCAAATCGTCATGCGAATGTGCCCCAAGAACTGAGCCGCAAATCCGGCATCGGGCACGATTGATTTCTACCAGCTTGGCTATGGCGTTCATTCCAGACCGCCCGTTTTGATGAAGTGGTTAATGCGGCGCACTGCGACTCCGGCTCTAGCTTTTGGAGTTTGCGCCCTGTTCCAAGCGGCGTCAAACTGTGGAGGCCAGTAAACTTCTAGGAACAACCGATCCCCCTGCTGATGGTCGATTTGTAAAGCGTCTTGGGCATTCTCAAATCCATCACGCTTGTTGGACAAGATG